GGGATTGTTATTTGATTAGTACCGTCTCCAACTACCTGAATAGAGTTCTTACCGTTTAAAGTTGTGAATGTAGTCCCTGTAGACCCGAGGGTTGCATTGTGTTGGTTACCTGATTCAGATATATCTTCAAGAACAGACCCTGAAGTCTCATCTCCTGGAATGAAGACAGCAAGGTCTGTATACAACGCATCTGTTTTGTCTACATTTAGACTACTCACAAGTTAGGGCTTACATACTTTCGGAGTGTAGTTTAAAGGCCTCGAACAATTCAATATCCTCTCGTCCTGCAGGGTAACAAACATTACCCCCGTATTCCCAGCATTTAACCCAATCGGCAGCAAGTTGCCATAACAGGCTTCCTGCTATTCCATTGTTTTCAATCAACAAATATAGTTCACTGTAACACTGGAGAACTCGTGCGTCCCCATGACCTACAAACCCATACTCTCCAATAAACATTGGTTTACCTTCTGCTTGGGCTATATTCTGGTGATCAAGTACAAACGCTTTTTGGGATGCTAAGAACGGGTCATCAATGGTTGTTCCAAATCCAAACACCGTTGGGTACCAATGGCACGTGGCCACATCAATCTCAGGTATCTGAGTGTTAAGAATAAAGGATGTTCCCTGATTCGCCCTGAGGACATAAGAGTTTGTATAATCCTCAGAAGAGTATTTATCATTGATAAACTTACCTTCTGAGTTCCACGTTCCTAAACTTGAGTCGTCATACCCTTCTTCTCCTGTCGCCACAAGATGATTCGCATCAATCCCTTTAATGAACTGAGCCCTCTCTTGGTACCAGTCCCGTAGTTCTTCTGCGGTTCCGTTTGGGTTCCTAAGCTCATTGCCTATTTCCCACATAGCTATTGCAGGTTCATCTTTATAAGCGATCCCTGTGACCGTATTCACACGGTTCAGAAGCGTCTCAATATAAGCCTTGAACGTGTCTTGGCAGTCTTGGTTATTTATAAACATATTCATGTTTCTGTCCGCAGTGCCTGTTGCCCACTCAACATACTTAGAAATACCTCCAAGTTCGTCCCAATAATTAACGAACAGGATCACAAACCGCATACCGAGGTTCTTTCCTTTTGCAATAACTTGGTCCAAGGCCTTAAGAGATTCCTCATTATACTGTGTTGGGGGCGGCTGGATTGGGTTGTCATTCTCATAAATTACTCCTCCATCATAGAATCCCCATGTCCTAATTAGTTTGACTCTCCCTTGGACAAAAGCATCAACTGCTCGGTCTACTACTCATTCGTCTATGATCTGATAGTTTGGTAAGTAGTATGCATTTGTTCCATTGAACCTAAACTCAGCCCCATTAGACATTAACTTTCCATCTGAAACGGTCAAGAAATCTCCAACAGGCTCAGGCTCTGGAGTTGGGGTTGAGGCTTCCGCTACGGTGAGCATAATAGCCTTTTTGTTGTTAGTTGTGATCGGTTCCGCAATAGCATTGTTACTATCGGCTATCCCTTCAACAACGTGTTCCCCAGCAGGTACTGATAGAAACGTGTGTTCTAAGACGACTTGATCCCCGACAACTAATGAATCTATAGACCCCTCAATTTGTAGGTCTGTCCCAAGCCTCAGTGTGTAAGAGAACGAACCAAGGTCTGTTTCTCCAATGTTCTGGACAACCATCTGAACCGTGATGTCATCCCCTTCAACAAAGTCTTGCCCAACTAACTGAATGCTTTCTACGGCTACATCAGACTCAGGCTCTGGTTGCGGAGCAGAAACCCCAGACACATCTACCTTTATCTTTGAGTCTATTTGGTAATAAACTTCTGCATTGGGGTTATCGAACTTTGCGTTCACTGCGTTCTCGACAGCTTCTTTCTCTTCAGAATGGGATGAAACTTCTTCCCCATTAACAAATACTACGAACATCCCAGACTGGGAGTATTTGGTTAAATTAATATTAGGCATAATAGTTATAGTTTTGAATTGATAGGCTAACCTTCGTTACTAAAATAGCCTGTGATTAATTATGCTGCTGTATGGTTGATACCAGTTGACGCAGCCAATAAGGTATACTCCCCTTGAGAAGCAAAAGATTCATTGGTGAGTGTAGCCCCTCCATGTTCTGTACCTGCGGTAAGAGCATCATAGCCCTTCCAACCGCCTACAGTAACACCTGCAGGAATGTCAAAAGTTAAATCTGCATCAGGTCTGATAGTACCATCAGATGCAGTTGTCCATGTAACTGGCTGTCTTGCATACGCAGGGCTACCACCTGTAATTTAAGTTCCTGTTTCGTCCACAAGAGCAATATGTGATATCAGGGTTGCTCCGTGGTCTGCTATTGAATTTCGGTATACTGCTTCCATTCTTCGTTCCTATTAAATTATTATTGTGCTATTTTTTAAAACTGAATTTTAGCTAAACACCTTATGTAACAAGCTTGCTAAAACTCAATTTAGGTCTTGACTTTGCTCTCCTGACGAGGGTCAAGGTCATATAAACTGGACACAGTGGCTTGGATGGTCTTGTACCACTCGTTGCCATGCTTGTCATTGATTGTGTAAAAGTCTGAGAAATCAGGCTTCCGTAACTGCATTTTCCATTGCCCACTTCGAGATTTAAACACGGGTTCCACCTGCATCAGTTCGTGAAAGATTAATATCTCTTTTGTTTTCTCGTCCAACATATCCCAAAGCTCCCCCGAAACCTGAATAATATAATGGTTCCCAGAATAAAATCTGACTTCAGCACTCGCCTTTATAGTTTTTGCAGCACGCTTCCTACTAATGTTAGGGTAGACCAGCATGTATCCAATTTCCGCTGGGCCAAACTCCATCTTCTTATCCGCTATTACCTTCTCCGCAACTTTTTTAATCTCAGGGGATTCCATGAGTTGTTTGTTAGAATATACTTGATCTTCTGATTGTGGTACTTGGTTTTGTTCACTCATAATGTTAGGTTTATTTATTGGCCTTTATTTTTAGTTCGTAGTCTTCGTCAAAAAATAGTTGTTGTAGGTCTACTATAATACACTCCATACCAAAAAACTTTATTGGGGTCTTTTCATCAAATGCCACCGCAAGTTCATGTGGTGTGTAACGGCCTTTGTTTCGAATAGTTACAGTTTGCCCTGCATTCAATGGAGCTTTTAATGTTGGTTTTGTCATCTGTATACCTCATCCCGACTTCGTATTCGGTGTATCCTTAATTCATTAACGTGATTAAATTCTTGCTGTTCAAAATCTGTAAGCTCTTCCCGACACGACAACGGAAACTCTGCTACATCAGGTGTATTTGATCTTATTGCATAAAGTCCGTTCGGACATTTGTAAAATGCAACCGTAGGTGCTTCTTCCAAAAGTTCCCGAAGTTCCTCTAATTTCTTTAATTCAGCCATATAAAGCCTATTTTAATGAATCCCCACTCAGACCCATGCAACCCGATCCGAAATTTAGCGTCTAAGAGACGAACTAAACCACATTAGGGGTAAGGGTTGGTCGTTTTCTGGGTTAAATGATATTACCCTTTCTTTTCAATAATTTGCGTACTTCCGACCAGTTTACAAAAGGCCGTTCACTAAACTCTTCATCTTCTATCAACGGAATCCCAAGAGCAGCATCATCAATGTAAAGATGCCCATATGCCTTTGGGGATTGTGTCCAACTTCTTTGCGTTGGATTTCTATTCACTCCATAAATCTGAACCCCATTATTCTGGAGATACCTCTCAGCTTCTTTCAAATTTTTTCCAGACCGCATCGTGAACAGAATAATTTTATGGTCAGCCCTTCTAAGTTCTTGAAGGACACGCAATGCATCTGGTACGGGCTTACCAATGTTGGGGTAGTCGTGCGTGACAATAGTTCCGTCAAAATCTACGCAAATTATCATGTCAATGTTTATTGGTTTGTGTTTTTATTAACTCTACTATCCTTTTACTTGCAGCACGCACCGCAATTTTTTCGGCCCTGCTTTCAGAATGTTTTTTTCCAAGGGCCATGACCTCATCCTCATCAAGATATAGTTCGGTCGGTTGTTCATTCAGTATCAACTGATATCGTGTTATCCCTGACAAGAGGACTGGGCTGTCTGACTTCACCCTGCTCTGTTCCAGCTTGAACTCTACACGATGGTTTGGAAATTTCTTTTTGAGTGATCGTATTATTTTGCGTACTAACATAATTATCTTCTGAATTCTCTGTTTGCTTCCATTCTCTTTAAGGTATCGAACGGTTCTTCCCCATCCAACATTTCCTCTCCAGTACCTACGACACCCCCTTTAAATGTGTTGACCCCTTCTCCAATAGCATCATGGAAGGACACTTCAACAACTTTTTTAATCTTACGGAACCAAGGGATAGATACTTTATAAAACATTCTCCATCTCCATTCCCGTTCTTCTACATGGATTGAAGCAATAGTTTCTTGGACTTCTCCGTTCTTTAATTTATAAAAATAGGGGTGTTCTTCTTCCCACCTAATTTCTTCCAACTCCCCCATAGTATAATCAGATCGTTCCCCAGCATAAATATGCAACCAGTCTCCATCCTCCTTTAGAATGGAACGTCTATAATGTTTCATGTCCCAAGGCATATAGTGTGATGAAGTATCCCGCCCTTTACAAATCCATAGTGCTCTTGAATAGTAATAAATCCCCCATACTGGAGGTTCAAACTCCACCATCCCTGTGTGGAACGGGAGCTTAAGAAAGACCTGTATGTATCCAAAAAGAAATACCCCAAGGGTAACAACCCAATACCACCACGGTAAGCCATACATTAGGCCAACTGGAGCCATAACTATAACGGAAAGCAGGGGAGTTAGGTAAAACTGTAACGATGGCCTCTCGTCAAAATATCCAGCTTTACGAAATTTGTACGCAAGCCCAAAAGATTTTGTGACTTCTAACCAATCATTTTTGAACAACATTTTATCCATTTGTTTCTTTTTTACATTGTTGGAATAAAACAAGCATATGGTTGAAGAACCCTTTCTTGTCCAGTTCCATTATTTTTACATTTACTTCCATCACGCAACGGTACTCCCTATCATAGATATCAACCCTTAATATATTTGGGTTTGTTTTCTTTTGGTGAGTGAACTTTAGTATAGCGTCAGATGGTGCAAGATTAACTTCTTTGTTTGCATACTTATTGTCTTCGGGTATCTCTTTCCATTCTAATTCATTCATAGACTTAGTGACCGTTTAGTTAAAAGTATGACTTTTAGTTAGCGTATGCTTTCCTCTATATTATCCACAGCCTTCTTTTGCTTCTCGGTAATGTGGTTGTTTTCTTCAACCCATTCCCCTATACTCATCAATGTTTCCTCTGCGAACTCATAGTCCCATGAATCTAACATCTCTTCAATCTTTTCAAAATATTCTTTGGCATCACCTGTTAAATGGGAATCACTCATTTTTGTCTACTCCAAAATTAGATAGTTTATACCACACTCGTTCATGGAAAAAGTATAGGACCATTTTAGTTATAAGCTCCAACCCCCCGATAGCAAGGCCGTATTTTAATTCCCCAGTGACAAGCCACCCTAACAACATTGTATCAAGTGTCCCTACGACACGCCATGTAATTGTCTTGGCTATATGTCTTTTATACATCACCATGGGTGTTATTCTTTTTCATTAGGCCCTTCGTGAACCCTCCTGTCACTACATGGGTTCCATCTTTTTCTTCCTTTAGTTCCAAGTAAATAATATGACCTACTAACTTCTTATCCGCATCTTCAGGTCTTCCATCAAACATTGGTATTGGTAATTCAGTATCCCAAACTGCCGTTATGAGTGCGCTTAAAGACATCTCCTCAGATTCTTTGTCAACAATTAAAACCGCTCAATAACTGCTGGTTGCACTTTTGATTTGGGATTATCTTTCACCATACATAATATTCTTTAATATTTATCTCCACCTGAATCTGGGGAAGTAAGATGTCTTTTATTTCAAACACATCTACATTTTCTTGTTGCTCAGATAATACTTCCTTCTCTACCGCTACCGCCTTCTTAGCAAGGTCAGGATGAACCACATAGGATTCCTCTGACTGAGTATTAACAATCATCGCATAGTGAGCTAACTGACCTTTAACAAGAAAATCTTTCACAGAAATAAATCCATACCGACCACTATGACCAAACTGATACTTCACAGGGGTGTCACACTTCTCGTCCATCAGTATTCTTTTAGTCCGCTTTTTGGATAATCGATCCACCATTTGGTCATATTTCACAGGCTGATCATTCTCATCTGTGACCAGCGTATAAAGCATCCCGTCTAAGTTTTCATAATTTGGTAGTTGTTCGTTCTTCATAGTTCGTTGGTAGTTACTTGATTTACATCCGTTGGAAGCTCAAGAAACTCGAACCCCCCGTTCTTTATGTGCTTATGAAAATATTTACCAAAACTCTGAGCACTCACAAAATCGTTCCAAAAATCTTGCCCAACCCCTTTGTATCGAAAAGAGTTTGGGTTGTTCTTAAATTTTATTTCAAGAACTTCATACATTGGATTGTACCCAATATGGGTAATGTGTGAACTATTAGCTGGGAAAAGAGCGATGTCCGCTAGGATTTCCCTCAGTTCGAAACTTGTGTCATTTATAATGTTGTCTAATTTTTTGAGGGCCTCTTTATTTGGACTACTCAGGAAGACACTTCGAACTACATTGTCAAATGAACTTCCGTATTCTTGATCTCGTGGCATACTATTGCTCCGTATTAAAAGTTAATTTATGTGGTATATCGCCCAACGGTAGTGTTTGCGAATCCCCATTGACCATTCCAACATATTTCATGCCTTCTTCAAGTATTAAATTACTAACCCATTCATGCATGATAATGTTCAGTTGTTCTTCTTTGGTTTTTGCCTTACCAAACTTGAGTGCTGTAAAAGAAGAAATGTTAGAGGGGGCATCTTTTATAGTCAACTCGTTAGTGGTGTTAAAATCCTTTAAGGCCTTATCCATATCAAACCGAACTTTGCTGCCTTTCTTACTGAGTAACCGTACTTTCCTTACCCCAGCAAAACGGGCATAATTCCCTATGTCCTCCCCATCCTCGTCAACAACAGGGCCAACAATAAGCACAAATTTTTTCTCGTTAAGACCCACAACTTTTTTGTCGTTACTGTTGTTCTTTTGTTTGCTCATAGCGATCTCTTTTTTCAATTTTTAATAGCGTTATAAATAATCTTTGCAACTTACTGGGGAAAAGGAGTCGGTGCTTCTTGTTGCCTATATCCCCCAGACCCTTAATTGAAAGAAAATAGGTGTTCATCGTAAGATTCAGCCCTACGATGATATTCAAATCTTTCAACTTGGTTCGGAAATATCTATACTGCTTCTTATCATTCCGAAAAGACTTCCACTTCAAAGAATCTACGTTCTTATAACAGTACGCTGTAAAGGCTTTAAAGATGGACTTGTATTCTTTCATCCGTTTATCTGTTCGGGTTCGGGTGTTGTGAATAAGTCTTCCAGTCTACCTGCTGAAGATACAGACGGGTTACGGCCTAATATCTTCAACAAATCTGGAAGGCTGAATGAATACGTTACTGACCGTTCGGTGACATCAAAAATTGTATTCTCATTTGGGGAGTGCCGTTCCGCAAATATAGAATCCATTTTACTCAACAACTCCGTGTTGTCTTCCACACTTGGGTGTAAAACAACGGACGGGAAATCCAGTTCTTTCGGGGCAAGTATAAATATCTTCTTTTTGTTATTCCGTTTGGAATATTCTTTTATTTGACAGTCTAAATCTAAGTTTAGCATTTTTTCAGTCTTTGTCATTGGTGTCTTCCTCCATGTATTGTTTTGCGATATGATCTATCTTTTGTTCAAGACGCTCTGTTTTGGTCTTAAATTCTTTCTTCCAATATTTGTCGTTAAACTCGTCCTCATCATAAACCCCAACTATGGCTGTGCTTGCGGTTAGATGTCCCTTTAAATCTATCCCCTTGCGTAGCAGTATGTGTCTTAGGAATAGGAACCCATACGGAGACGGGAAATTTAATTTCACATAGTCTTCCCCACTTAGGTCTTCCTTCTCAATAGGGGTGTGCTCCATCAGGGCATCCAATAACCCTCCAACCTCTTCCAGAAATTGTTCCCGACGTTCATTAAAAATTTCTTTGACTTCTTTCAGGTTCTCCTCTGCCATAGGGTCTTCAGGTAACTCAATATATACCCTCTGGTAACTTGTATGTGACTTATGATGCACCTTAGCATCGGGGATACGCTTCATCAGGGCCGATACAAAAATGTTTCGGCATCGGTAGTCATCAAAATTTATTTCTTTATACAACATTATAAACAGTCCTGTATGAATTTATGAAAAAAGGTATTTCCCTATCTTTCCATGAATGAATTTCAGTCTTCCCAAACGTATAATAAAGCCTATAATTACGTATAGGACTCTCAGTGAGTTTATACTTATCTGGCATAACACAAACAAAGGGAGTGGTTGACCCAGTTAGGGACTCGGGAAGAACGGGATGATGGTGACTCATCCACTGTAATAAAGGAGAACAAGCATGCTGCTTGCCATATCGGAACGTATATTCCTGACAGAGCTCCTGACCTAACCTTAACAACCACTCCCAATTTTCTTTACAATCGGCAGCCCATAGTGTACAAGGGTGATTCATGTGAGTCGGTTTGTAAGGCCGTTCTCGTGGAAACCCTGTGAACACATCTTCAATAATTTCTTCTTCGGTCTGTTCAGACCCAACCAACTCACAGGACTTATAATAACAATTTGTGAGTAACTGAGTTGTCTCAAGTATCATCTTGACCACATGCTTGTCAACGTGCCACTGGGCTGTGATCTTTGGGCTGGAATGTAATGCGAATATGTTCATGATACTTTAAGACCGTTAGCCACATAGTTAAACTTCCAATTCTTCCTCTTATTCATCAAAAAGAATTGGACCTAACTTTTCAGTGAGCCGTTCATTCAGACGGTTGGACGGCTTAAAATAGGCCACAACATGAGGGTCTACTTTTGTTTCATACCCTTCGGGAACCTTCTCCCCAGCTTTTACATGAGTGGTTCGGGTGAATCCCTCTCGTTTACGGAACTCAAATCTCCCAAACCCTCTGAAGCGAATGGCCTTGCCCTCTGATAAGGATTGCTCCATGGACTCAACAACTGCGTCTAAACAGTCTCGGGCTTCGATAAATGTTGGTCGGTTACCTGTTTTTTGCTTCAGTACTTCTTGTATTTTCTTTACAAAATCTTTCTTCTTCATGTTATAGACTATTTACAATTTTTCCTATTTCTTCTGATTCCTGATTGAGCCTCTTTGAGATCACCTCATAGAACTCAATAAGTTGTTCTGGAGAGTATCGATCAATATTTGCTTCCACCAGTTCTTCAACTCGGGTGGTGAGCATATCCATCTGTTCCAGCTTTTTTATTTTCCTACGGATTAGAGCCAAGAATATAATCCGTACCCTGTGTTGTTCATCCTTGACAATCTCCTTAAAAAGAGCTTTGGACTCCTGATACTCAGGATCATCCATATCTTCCATTTGGTCTAAAAAGTCGTCTGTGACAACAAATACTGGAGACCCCTTGGTGGTGTCTATCTTTTGTTCTTCCGCATCAAAATTTGGCTCCTCATAATCATCCAGGAACTCTATACAATCTTTCAGCCGTTGTTTCTCAGTAACCTTTACTTCGGTAACCTGTTGGTAATTCTTAAAAATTTCCCACGGGTTTCCCGTTCGGTCAGTGTCTTTAATGATGTCATATCCGTCATACGAATAATGCCCTCTATCAATCTTTTCCTTTTCTGCCATTTAACTGTAAACCTCGTCTACTGCTTTTAATTCCTCGCCTAAAAAAGGTACGTCTTTGAACTTCTTTTTGTAGGACTTGAGGATGTAATTTAGTCTTCGCCTGTCGATGTTATTCTTTTCTGAAATTTCGTCTAACCGTTCCCGAACAGGATTTTCCAAAAAATCCATTACAGCACTCACTTCTTTGTTTGTTTTCTTGAGTTCCTCGGGGCTTGGGAACTTTACTTTCTCACCCCCAAGTATCTTCATTACGTCATGAGTCTGGTCACCTAACAAAGAATAAAGCTCTGTTAAATGAGGGTACTTGTCTTCTATTGTTAATAGTGTTAAGAAATACTTACTGACCATGATCGTGTCTCCTCTTTTGTTGATATATTGGTGTGGTTCTTGGCCTTCTCTAAGACAGAAAAACAATATGGTTCTAAATAAAATTCTCCCCCGTTCCACCAGTTGCTTTGCACGATCTTCAGCTAACTGAAATTTCACTTCCAAAAGGCTGGGTGTAATCTCATCTCGGTTCCGCTGGAAATAAAGAATAATATACTTAAATATATCTTTTTCCTTTTCATTGTAACAACTGAAGAAATAGCGCATATAGCTTTTAAGGTGTCGTTCAGAAATAGAACTAACATCCACCCCATACCCCAGAGGTAGTTGGCTAAACTCCACCACCTCTTCGCTTACAAGCTCATCGCTCTGCACATGCTCTTCCATATAATAGCTGAAAGTCGCATAGCTAACACGAGTCTTCATGTAGGCATAAAATGCATTGGGCTCAGGGTACTCTTTCTTTTTGCGGACTGTTTCAAGGAACGTGGAGTACGCATAAGAATAAAGCTCATCAAATGTTGATTCGCTTCCTTTGAGGTTGTGTCTACGGATAGCTACGGATAAGAAAATATTAACCAACGGAACGGCCTCAGTTGCCATTTGTCGATAAACAGATTCATCCCCTGTATCCAACCAGTCACAATAAAGTGAGAACGTGTGGTTGATATACTCATAGTCAACGTCAACTTTGCGCAACTCTCTAAGTTCCATTAGCTATATGATAATCGTTTGTAAATTTCGCTTGCTCTGGAAATCTCCAGATTGCTCAATATTTTCGAAATCACAATATGGAATCTACGTAGTCTACTTTCCGATATACCCAGAAACTTAATAAGAGTATAAGGAGGGATGTAGTTCCGTTCGGGGTGGCGTGAATACTTCTTCCCTTTACGGTAGGTCTCGTACTGCTCGAGGACTTCTTCTGAGGGGTCAAGAGCTTGTTTTATGAACTCTGTTATTCCTGGATAAGATTCTTCGAACTCTTTCGCACGAGCTATTAGTTCCCTAAAATATAAATCCTCTGACACTTTTTTCTCGGGGTGTTCCATCTCATTGCAAGAGAACATCGGGGCCGTATGATCGATGTCTTCTACTGACATGTCATAATTCGCATCATCTTCCGTGCCATATTCTACTCCAGAAGTGGAGAAATTAGGGCAATATTTTGATGTGTCAGGCCGTCTGGAATAAAAGCGGATAAGGTCTACATGGTAGTCTAATAAGACTTTGTAAGTTATTTTGTCTTGCTGAACAATCGGTTTATCAAGGGTTTGTGGGTCACGATCCAGCTTTCCTAAGAGCTTCAGAATAAGTTCTTGTTGAGCGTCTTGACTGGTCATAACCGCATTCGATACCTTATTGCTTAGCTTAACAATTAGTCCCATATTGCGATCAATCAAATCTTGAATCTTATTGTCTTTTGCTTGAGTTAGCATGTTTCCTCCGAATTGAATTGTTGTTATTTTAAGTAATGAGTTGCAATAAAAATTTTAATTATTTAGGTAATAAACAAACATCGAAAGACTTTAGAATGAAAGTCTTGCAACAGTATTTTAGCTGGTGAAAAGGGTGATATGAACGAACCCTTCTGATTCTTCGCACCGTTCTGGTTCACAGTCCTCATCCTCATCCGAGCGTATTGACCATCCTTTCCGTTCACTTACAAATTCTGCAAAGTCTATTACCTGTTCTTCTGTAAAGTCTTCTGGGACACAAACTTCAATCTTCATCCTTCTCCTTCTTCAGTAAACTAAACTCTCCTCTTGGCACCCCAACCTGCGGGACATTCAGATGACACACACGTTTGGGTTTTGTTGTAGTTACTAGTTCACTCCAGTGCCTGTCGGGTTCCGTTATGGAAAAGTGCCCCGTGGCCATGTACACATCGCTCACAGAAATTGGATGGAACTTCCCATAAGGATCAACAAACCCCACAGGCTTATCGTCATCAAATTCTTTGAGCTTTTCTCTGAGTCGTTTTACGGTGAGTAGCATATCAATTGTTACTTTTAAGTTCATAAACAGTATAGGTACTTTCCTCTCCACTGCGATCAGGCCGTGAAATAAGAACCACATCTTCCTTGTCAATAATTCGGTTAGATTCACTGACTAAGAGTCTTGCGTCTTCCAAAGGTACCGCACGTATCTTGGCTTCGTAACGACGGCCCTGAACATCATACCAAGCTGTTTCAGGTTGGTCTTCGGGGGTCATCTCTACTGGAATAGACCCACGGTAAACTATCCCGTCTTCCACCCAGTATACCGAACGGGTATCGTACCTTTTGTTACGGTAGGTTCTTCGAGTTCCGTAAACCATATTGGTACGGCTGTGGCCTGTGAGGTCAACTGAGGGTGCGTCTTTTGGCTCGTAATACAAACGACCCTCTTTCTCATAGGTCTCACATTCTTCTATCCTAACGATTACACAGTAGTTGTCATCAATCTGTTCTCCGTTAGTATATGTGTCTCCTTCCTTGGCCATCCTATAGCCTAAGTGCTTCGCTCGTCTAAACCTAATTCCCTTGCGTTTCATGAGGCCTCCTGTTCTGCATTCATACGTTCGCACTCGGCTCGTACAACAGGGTGCCAAATCGAACTGATTTCGTCTCCTGGAGTGTAGTTATCTCGAGCCCACTGTTTGAAGTCTTCCTGTTCCTGTGTGTCAAGTTCTCTAAATAAGTTCATGATTCCTCCGAATTAGTCGTTAATGATAAGAAGTGAAAGGTCTCCGCAAGAGTAACGACGGCCCATAAGGTCGTCTCCCCTAAGGTCATCCTTTACGTGTTCAAAAGTTTTGGTGTTTCCAGTTTTCGTGTTCTGAATAGTGATGCGGTTACAGTGAATAGAGCCTTGAAGATCAGAGTCTTCCGCTGTAAAGATTTTGAAACTCTTGTTCCAGTTGAACTGATCTATTGTGTGATAAGCTGGCTTTCCAAATAACATTGTTCTCATCCGAATGTTGGTTGTTATTGATGACTTACGCAAAGTTACAAAGAACCTTAGATGACTTACGCAAAGTTACAAAGAACCTTAGAGAAAAACAAACAGCAATCCCTTACCGCAACAAGGGAAATGGGATCAAGAATAAAACCTTCGAGAATCTATTTTTGGTCTGAAAGTTTTTGGGGATACTTTAGACTCCATTTTGGTTTGCCCTAACAACCGATTAAACTCTTCTCTGCCAACGTCCTCAGGGTCTTTATCTGGAGGGAGTTTGACCACCCCAACTTCACATCCTAATCGTTGAAATTTATTTACGATCATTGGGACTTTCTTCTTGCCTTCAGGCAGTTCTTTATCCTTTTGAAGAACATCCCCATCCAGTGCCAAATATATTTTCTTGAACCTTCGGGCGATTGCATGAAACTGCCACTCACTAATAAACTTCCCCAGCACCGCTATAGCTGAACGACCTGCATGAATAGCACTGAATACACCTTCACATACAATGACATAATCTGTGTCGACTGCATGGAGATTAAATATCACGTTCTTCTTATTAATCTTAGGGTTCTTATACTTTGGGTTACGGCCTGTATAGGTTCGAGCACTGTAGTAAATGCAATAACCCTCATCATCATACACTGGCACAACGATACGGCCTCTGAGAGATTCCTTTCCACTACGGAGGTCATAATACCGTATATCCTCTGACCCCAAGTTCCGTTCTTTTGTGAGGTATGACCAAGATGGTGCTCCTTGTACGGGAGCCGTTCCTAACTGATCGGGATCAAAATAGGTCCTATCATGCTTCTGTATTCCTGTCTGTTTTTTGGACCGCTCAATAATGTCCCAATGATCTCGGTCTGATACGATATCGTGGAGGTAATGATCCAGCGACTCCGCTTTGCCTTTGGCTTCACACCTATGACAGAAGTAGAGGTTCTTCTTAGGGTTTATGTAAAGATGTTGGTTCCTGTCCGCTCGGTCTTCAGGAGGTTTGTTGGTAAGCCTGTCCTCGCAAAAGGGACAGTTCATCCTTATTTCACCTGTCGAAGTCTCCGTTATGTTTCGTTCGAACCCCATTTATGCTAACCGTCCTGTAGCACAAGCTAACCCTCCATCAGCCTTACGCAGATTGGTTATACTTGTTTTGTGAGTCTTCACTTTGAAGTTGTTTAGGAACTCTTCAAAGGCTGGTACATCGTCAGGTATGATGACTTCATTTTCTTTTATCGGGACAAAATTGAAGGCCAACTTCTCCCTTATCTCGTTCGTTTCAGGTATCTTGACTACTGTTTCATAACAGCTGGAAAGAACATCTATATCCGTCTGAGTGAGGAGTTTCTCTCTGACCATGACTCGATCTGGGCCAAGTGGCCTGACAACTCCCATCAAGTGTTGAATTCCGTCAGGAACCTCAATGAACTTTATCTCCCGTTTGGGGTATAGTTCCATGAGGGTTTCTATTATTGCGGTCGATGTCCTATTCTTTATTCCTAACAACAACACTTCATCCAGAACTAATAGATCACTACTTTCAAAGTTCACACTCTCAGGCAAGAGAACAGAATTCTCCAACCGCCTGTATAACCATTTAGGCTCCTCTTTGCGTATCCCTGCCATAGCTGGTAAATAAATAATCCCACCGTGTGATAGGACATTGTCACTGGCAAACATCACGTTAGGTAACCTTTTGTAAGGACACTTCATCAACTTTACATTCACCCCCAAATTACTGAGTATATTCGCATAGTTTTCCAATTCCATAACTACGTCGATCAAGTCAACTGGTTCTTTAAAGTTTACCTTGAACGGCATCTTTATTTTACGGGCTTGGGGTAATATAATTAGAGCTTCATTTAGTTCGTATGGTTTGTCGTAGTTTAGTACCATTCTTGGAATCCTTCATTTCCTTCATTCATTTCGTAACCAAGCTTCTCAACGAACCCTTCGTCGAGGTTCTTGATGTTTTCAATTATCATTTTACCACGGTCTCTCCAACGATATTTACGGGGTTCATCCGTAGTCATTACTTTGTTTAGTGCCTTTGTTTTCTCTGTGAACAATGGAGCATTGGCGTCTACACCAACATAGTCCGTAACTTTTCCGATTGTTTCTTCCCGATTATAAAGGAAGTCTTCGAACTTTACCTTCAGAACTTTGTTAGGTCCTGAATAATCCATGATATGACGGTGGGCCTGAGCCCATTGGCTCCAAACTACAGTTGTTAAATCTTCCGTCAACAAATTCTTCCAGTTAGGTGGCAGGTCATAGTTCCATAAATCTTTTCTTGGGTACCCCATAATATCCATGTCAGGTATCTTGTACGTAAAGAACCCCCTATTGGTCAACCACCCGTCGATAAGGCCGTTCATTGACGCAGCAGGGTTCCTTGTGAGATGAATATACTTTACTTTACTGTTAGGGAATAATTTATCAACCCACCCCATCCTATAAGCATCAACACTGGTCTTAAGAAGAAGTTTAGACTCTGAAAAATCTTTTTCCTCCAACTTTCTTTTATACCGATGGGGGAATATAAACGGAGTCTCGGAGATATAAAACTCAGTCAACGGATTGAATACAGTGTCAGGTTCAATCCCTACGCTCTTAAGATCATAATACCTTTTCATGATCCCAGCCCTGTCAACTACTTCCGTAAAGTTTGCGGACTTTCTGAGGTACTCTTCCTTTATGCCCTGATAGTCAAAGTTCATATAATAGAACTGCATCGGGAGTCGACTAATGAAATTATCAATAAAATGTTCTTCATCTGTGCCCCCAATCGAAGTTCTCCCTACATCCAGTAACATGAATTGAGTAAGTTCCTCAGGTATAGGAGCGTCCTCTGGAAGGGAATCACTGTCTAAGAACGGATACATCATATCGTTCAGTGTATAGTATTTCCCGTGTTCCCCATCAGGAGAAGAAAAGTCAGGGTGGTGCCGAAGGGTATCAAAGAACAAACTTGTACCTCCCCGACTACTACCAACTATGACAACAACCTCTTTAAAATCACTTACCGTATAGTCTTGAATAACATCTTTATCTGTGAGCTCAAGAATCTCTTTGATGTTTTTTCGGACTCGTCTTGTGATATGTTTTATCTCTTCTGTTCTCATTTAATTCCTCTATATCTGGTGTTGAATTCTGTGACAGGAGCAAATTCTTCACCTCCATATTTCTTTAGACTGAGTAAAAATTCCCTGTCATCTGTTTGGTGTTCTGTTAATGTTTGTGGGTCAAATACATTTGCTCGAGCTTCAAACAACGGCCCCATATCAAATCCCCTGTTTTCCAATAAAATCATCTCCCCAAGCATTTCATCAATTTCGGCCCCTGTATAGTACCGTTGCCCCACCAACTTTTGATACTTACAAAGTGTAGTCTCTATAAGCGCATGGTCAAGGTTAGGTCTATAGGTTTGTATAATGTCACTGAAGACGCAAGCTCTTTCATGCAATAGTTTGTGGTTTTCAATCACAGGTAGTTGCAGCATCTCCAAAACCATATTGCTGGCTTTTACAGGGCCAAGACAACCACTACGTATTGTCCCCATATGCGTTGGGATAATATCATAGTTAGCTTGTCGCTGGAGTAGTTCCATGAAATCGTATCGAGTTAAGGGACCAAGATACTTCACCTTTTCCAGAGCGTCATCCATTTCATCATAAGACTCTTCGGGGTCTTCTGTCATAAACTGATCAAGAAACTCCTTGGGAGTAAGGTCTCCACGATGATGGTTAAAACTGTGGAGCATGTCCATGAAATTATATTTCAATCTCTTCCGCTCCTTCCCTACGTAAAGGTCAGAAGCCTTATCATAAAACCAATCATTGATCTCCCCCATTTCATACTCGTCGTCAGGCCACTCAGGGAATTGCTGGAAAACTACTGAGGCTGTCGCAATGCTATCAAAACTTGCGAATAGGTAACTCACCCATATACGGTCTGCATCGTTCTTAGCGAAGTGATTTATGGGCTCATAATCGGGATCAAAGTCCAACCAGTCTACCAGTTCTTGTGCATACCCACCGATCTCGTCAACAGGGTCAAACTGTTTATAGTCAATATTCATTTTATGTATTTGTTAATTTACACCCATCCAAATCAAGGCCTGTGAGTCTTGTGATCTTTTGGGTTAAAAATTGAAAGTGTTCCTCTGTGTAATGTTTCATTCGCTCTATTCTATACTGGGGTATTTCTTTGGCTTTACCGAACACATAAACAGAACTATTACGTTTGGAGTCAACATTCTTTTCTCTTTTTTCAGTCCATGGTCGTCCTGATCTGTCTTTAAATCGTTCTTTAACTATACGATTAGGTACCATAAGCCATACACCCCAAACTAATCTGCTCTCAGGTAGTTCGACATATCGTGAAAAGAAGGAAGACCACGTAATCAACATCGCCCCGTCTACAATTATAAGTTCATGCGGAGAATCCCAGTGGTCTTCTATCAACTGAAACCGTTCAATCTGTTTGATCTTTGCCCCATCCATACCAAGATACTTACCTTTACCGCTTTTCTTACCTAACAATAGGCAAGTTTCTTCTGGGTTGGAGTGGACCAAACCTCCAGGATCGAAATCTACCCCTAAATGTTTCCCTATAGATGCTGCAGCAGTAGTCTTACCGCTGCCGTGAGTACCAAAAAGATGTAAAAAGACTTTTTTCTTCATTTATTTTATTGTGCAACCTTCTAAATCAAGGCCTGTCATCCGTTGTATCTTCCCAATAATATGATCAAAATGTTCTTTGCTATAGTGCTTAACACTTTCCATGCGGTACTTGTCAACTGACAAGGCCTTGTTAAATGTTGTATTCGAGCTATTCCTTTTTTGGTCTACGTTCTTACTTCGTTTCTCAGACCATTCCCTTCCCGAACGTTCTTTGAAACGCTTTCTGATCACTTCATTTGGTACGTTCAACAACATACCCCATACCAATCGTTCATCGGACAAATCTTGGTACTTAGCGAAGAACGATGCCCAGTAAATGATCATACTCCCATCAACTATGATAAGCTTGTGAGGGTCATTCCAATGGTCTTCTATCAACTGAAACCGTTCAATCTGTTTGATACTTGCCCCATCCATACCATGATACTCTCCGCTGTTGGAACATTTTCCCAATAAAAGTATTCGTTCATCTGGGTCACTATGGACTAACTCTCCAGGATTGTATTCAACCCCCAGATGGCTTCCTATTGATCGAGCTAAGGTAGTCTTACCGCTACCGAAGGTTCCAAGAAAATGGATGAAATACTTTTCATAATCAGAGTGGTTCATGATAACGGGTTTGTCTTTAATGCGAGTTCACATCTGTCCGTAATTTCTTGAACAATATCACTTTGCATATAGACTTCTTTAAACTGATCTCGGACTACTTCAACCCCCTTAGTCAACGGCTCAAACATTGAACGGTTGCCAAAGAGTTCTTGTTCCTCGTAACAGTATATGAGGTGCTCTAACATATCAGCACATTTTACAATATTCTTTTCCCAATCCCACTCACCCTCTTCTATTTGGTCTACCATGATGGAGTCCAAATATTTAGAGAAAATATCACTGGAATGAAACCGATTCCAGATAAACTCGGCTTCGCCTTTGGTGTCAAGGACTCCAGCCTTTTTAGCAATATAGTCCATGTCCCCTGTCACACATTCCCCAAGATCATGAAACGTCGCCATCTCCACCAATACTTTATAGCTGATAGACCTGTGGTATGTTTTCTTAATATAAGGTTCAATCTGATCTTTAATAATCAGTGAAAGGATCAACACCCAATGGGTATGTCCAGACACATTATTTGAAGTGATTGTATTTTCCAACTGATACCGTTCCAAACGGTTTAGTTTTCGAGCTTGGAGTAAGTCTTTAAATGGTGAATCAAATTTGTTAAGTCTTGACATAATTAGTTAGTGAAAAGTTGTTTGAATTTATACCACTGAATGTGAAAGAAGGCCTTTATTTTGCACTTGATGTGGAACTTCAGTATACGAAATGAAGTCGATACATCAAGAAGTATAGAAGCTGTGTCCTCCAATATCTCAAGGCCGTTCTTTTCATCCCCAGATTCTTTAGCCAGTCTATCCAACGTATCCATTGTGGTCTTTACGTTACTTACGGACATATGTGATTGTTTATTTGTTTTCATCGTTCTGGGTTATTGACCGTTCCAAAAATTTCTTTACTTTAATTTACCTGCTTCAATTCTCTGAACTGACACCTACCTAAGTCAACACTTATTTTTACTGATCTGCTCTTCACTCCTTTAGACATTTTGGCCGTATAAAGCCTCATATAATTTTCCTCTTCCTCAGCTGCAGTTTGGTTTATTGTAATGATCCCTCTGGCTAACTGAGCCTTCTTACTACTCTCGGCAAGGTCAGCCTCTTCAATAGTGTCTTTCTCCCAAGCAGCCACTTTAGGTTGGCTTGCTGTGACCACAGGGCAGTTGTACTCTTCGGCAAGGTTTAGAAGGTCTTGGTAGGTGTTTCCTCGATCATAATAGGATGAATCAGATTCCCCTGAAGTCGGGAGTATATAATCCGCATAGTCTACAAATATGATAGATGGTTTTATCCCTTCGACCGTTCGGGTTCTGGAGAGGTGGCTCCGAATTCCATGGGTGCTTATTGTTCTACCTCCATATTTTTTGATCTGCAGTTGCTTGGAATACTTGTCAAATATTTTGATCTTATCTTCAAATAAACTATCCTCGCCACTAATGACTTCATCGTGGCTCAGTTTAGTAATCGCACAGATAACCTTAAACATAATTTCCACTGCAGGAACCTCGAATGTATAATAAAACACCCCGTTACCACGTATCATACAATTAGCAGCCATCGCTGACATCAAAGAAGTTTTCCCCCGTCCAGGAGGCCCTGAGATAACGTAAAGAAAGTCATTGTAGAACCCTCCACCCATGAACCGATCCAACGTCGGAAGGCCTGACTTCACAAGGTTCCCGATACCATATTCTTCCCCGTAAAGTTTAGGCAGTTCTTTGTAGCTCTTAGCAAAATTCATCCCTAAGTCATTTGAATGACCTACGTGAACGGCCTTCTCAATTATTGATACAGCCTTGTCATAGTCATCATCTGAATCCAGTAGGCCACCCAATTGGTCAAGACCACGTATGAGGTTCTGCCGTTTCACGAACTTCAGGACTTTATCCTTAACAAATCCCATACTGTTCAACTCCATGTTGAATATCTCATAAATCTCATCCAACATATTGTTCAGAGCTTCATCATCCGTACGAGTTTTCTTTGCTGAGTCCACTACCAAAGACTCAAGATTTACTTGGTCAGGTGCTTCACCATGCTCCGTAAAATATTTAATAATGTTTTTACAGATAAACTGGTGATAGAACGAGTCAAAATATTTTGGGTTTATAATATTGTAACCGTACTCTGTTAGGAACTTAAAGTCCCTCACTAATAAAGCTAAAATCTTTTTCTGAAAATCAAACGAATAATCAAACTGCATTTTTTGCTTTTGTTCGTCTTCTGACATCTACTTCTTTCCTTTCCTAATTTCATTTTCAATTCTAACTGTTTCCTTTATACTCTCTTCAAGTTCATCCACACCCCCTGTGTGGATGTAGTACTGGTTTTTCTTATAGGCATCTATTCTGAGTTTAGAATGTTTCTTTAAATATTTATGCCTGTCGTCCCAAAAATCTATGATATACACATAGTTTCGACCGTCATTTCGGGTTAATGCTCTGGCAGGACGTTGAATGTTCTTTACATCAGAACGGCCCTGCCCACCAGCTATAATCAAGGCATCCACCGTTGGGAGGTCAACCCCTTCATCAAAGACGGTACTCCCTATCAATATGTTGGGTTCGTCTCCTTCAAAATGTTCATCAATGAGTTTTCCCTGATCCCCTTTAAGTCCAATATATTTATTGCCTTTTTTCTTATCCTCTTTATCCGCATACCAATCCCATTCATCATCGGAAAGATCATCTGGGAGTACACCCCCATAATGTCTAATAACATTACCCCCTCCGAATGCGAAGAGTGCGTTAGGAGAAAATGAATTAATTCGCTTAAGAAGAAACTTTCCATGGTCTATTCGTGTGACTAAAATTAGTAAGTTGAATTCATAATCGTTAAACAGTTCTGCTATTTGCGTTATCATAGCGTTACGGCCTGAATGCCATAACAAGAACTTATTGTAAACTTTGTTATAGTTCTTTACAAAGTACCTTGGGTAACCCCCACCCCCATACCCCATAATAAATACATGTGGCTCCCCTATATACCCTTTGTTCATCAGGTATCTTGGGGACACCTTCATGATCACTTGGTGCAACAAACCAATGATAGCCACATCTCTTGGATTAGTATGTGGGTCCGCTTCGTCATTGAACGGACTACCACTTACTCCAATGAACAGTTCAATATCTGGAATGACTATAGGAGCTTGTGCCATAGATGGAGACCCCAAGTGATGAACTTCATCAACAATTATAGCTGTAGTCTCTTGTATCGCATTAAAGTCTTTATGGCTTGGGTCTTTGACAATATTATATAGGCTGTTAACTATACAAATAAGCACTGAGTGGTCCAACTCTCGATGACCGTCCCCAAGCCTACCTACATCTTTTAAGCCTCTTTTGAGACACCGTTTATAGGTCTGGCCCATTAGGTGACCATCAGGTTCAACAAACAAAATTTTACCAGAAGGATTTATATTTTCCAGATAGTATTTTGCTATCCCTATCATCACTTCCGTCTTACCTCCTCGGGTTGGTATGTGGAGGATACCCTTGCGAAAATATAACGACTTCTCTACTGCGTGCTTCTGATACCCTCGAAATGTAATCCCGTCTAAATAGTCTTCAGGTATTTCTACTTTCCACCTTACAGGAGCAGTATATTCAGTCTGAACCGTAAACTGACCACTATAGTGATCCTTAAAATAAGGCAACAACCCAGACAAAAACTTAAATTTACCATTCACTTGCTGAAGGAAGACAAAGTGATCTAACTTGTCCTCCCATGTAAGCTCCAACTCCTCATCCAAATCTATGTCTATATCATAAACATCCTCATCTTCAAAAAAGGTGAGACATTTGGCAATAGACTCTATTTCTTCTCGGGAGGCATGTTCAACTCGACACCATTTCCCTTCGTTAACTATGTTCATTCAATCAGGCCTTTACGGTGCTGAGTTTGTAACTTATTAATCTTCCGTTTAAATAGTTCATCAATACCCCCTTCCAGACAAAGCACAGAATCTTTCAGTGTAGTAAAATCATCTACATTATGGGTCATAAAATGTAAACTTCCGTTCGCTTCCCATTCCCGTTCTACTACCTGCTCATAAGCTCGGAGTAATTGGCTTCGAAGTTGGGTGTCTGCTGAATCAAAGGCATCGTCTTTGTCTGAAGTAATTTTTTCCCTATCATGGAACGTAGGATAAATACCATCAGAGTGGAGATAAACAACTAAGTCTGGGGTGATGGGCTGTAGCTTTGTCCCTTCGAGGTCACGTATATAATCGTAGGGTATCCCAGCAAACGTAGGGGCATAAGCTAAATTACTGTACCAGTAACGGTCCAGTATAACCACTTTACCTTCATTTATGTGCTTGTCAATGATAGGGTACGTCATCGAATGAGACAACGCATGGGCTAATAGCCGTTCGTAGTGAGTTGAATTTTTGTCCTTTGATATCTTTCGAAGGTTATGGAACCCCTTATAAGGAAACTCAATACCCTCAACAGGTATATCTTCCATCTGAAACCGTGATACTAACATATCACGGGTCGCAGTTTTCCCTATATTGTCAATCCCTTCGAGTACTATAAATAAACCTTTTCTACGCATCTGTATAATATTTTAACTTTAATAATGACCGTTTAATTTATCACGAAACTTTTAATTCAAGGTGATATTTATCTCCTGGATCAATGGTTCTAAATATGTTATCGGTATCCGCTTTATCTTTCTCCCAATTTAGGAGTTCCACCTTGTATGTTTTACTGAGTTGCTGTTCAAGTTCTTTTATATCCAATTCTTGACCAGCAATTTTCCAGTGGTGGTCGGTCACGAACCCTTCTATGTCAACGGCCCCACCCCAACTTGTTCCTATTTCATAATCAAATTTAAGTGGAACCCCGTTCATAAAGTCAAAATCAGGGTGGTTGTTGCAGTACTCTTCCGAATGGTACTGCATAATGTCAATCATGTCAAACAACTCTGTCGGGTGGGTGTCACTTTCGATACTGTCATGAACTGTACCTATGATATCACTACGGAGGTTTCTTTTGTAGACCTCATTCTGCATTCTTACGGTCGCAGATAACGTAATATCACTCGCAGCCCCTTGTATTGGTGAGTTTTGGCTTATCCGTAAGGCCTTGCCATATCTCCAATCGTCTTTAGGTAAATTAATCCACGGCACATACCGACGACGGCCCCAAGGAGTCACAATGTATCCATCCCGTTTCACTCGTTCATGCTGTTCATCAACCCATTCTTTAATTTTAGGGAACCCTTTAAAGAAAAAGTCCAACAACTCTTGTGCTTCTTCTTTGCTTATACCTAAATCTTGGGATAACGTATAAATTGTTTTACCATAAAGGATACCGAACACTACGGTCTTAGCATATGACCGTTCTCCTGAACTGACTTTCTCCATTGGCTTATCGAAAACAATGGATGCTGTATACCTGTGAACATCATAGCCATTAATATAGGCTTCTTTCAGTCGTTCATCCCCACTAATCCCAGCAATCACTCGAACTTCTAACTGGGAATAGTCACCTGAGAATATCAGACCCCCTTCCTCATAGAACCGAGACCGAAATATCCTTTTAATGTCATTACCTTTTGGAATGGTGTGGAAGTAACTTGAAATACGACCACTTCGTGCCCCAATAAGGTTGTAGTCAGGTAGGAACATTCCGTCCTTCATTTGGTCTTTGACGGGAGCAAGATAAGTTGACTCCAACTTCCGTACCGAACGGTACCTCAATACTAAATCTGCAGTCTTCCGCTCCTGCCTAAAGTCGGGCGACTTGGCATCAGATATCTCTTTTAAGACATCCGCATTTGTGGAGGCAGCACCACTGTCTGTATACTCGATTGGCTCTAAGCAGAAGTATTTGGGAGTAAAAAATAGCTCTCTGAGGTTATCATCACTCCCTATACTTGCGTTCCGCTCATGATCCTCGTTGTATTTCTTGACCATAGGCAGAGAATCAAAGGCCTTGCGGACTTGCTCCATCTTTTTACGGTAATCTGTGAGTAATTTCTTACGGAGTTCATCATCCACTGCCACCCCCGTTCGTTCAATCTCCGCAAAAACAGTTATTGCGTCCATCATGAGCTCGTGGACATACTCCATACCATCTTCTTTCACTCGTTCATCCATCTTTTCGTAAAGCATCAACGTAATGATACCATCGAAACAAGCATAAATAGATATAAGGTCGTAATTAATATTCCAAAACACCCTGTTTATCGTTAATCGGATAGACTTGAACGCTTCGTCAATGAGCTTGCCCCACTTAAAGTCTAACCCCAGAACCCTTTTCGCCATATGCTTCAGGCTCATTCGTTCTCCAGGATTCAATTGGTCACGTCCAATAACAAGGCCACATTGATACATTGTGTCCGATTTAATTGTGATGTCTCTTGGTTCTAACCGAGTCTTTTCACATAACCAGCATATATCAAAAATAATATTGTGGTTAGCCACTGGAATGGTTCGGTGGAGCTTCTCTATGCATCTATAAACTCGCTGAACCTCTTCTTCCGTTCGGTCTAAGTCGGGGTGCTTTGTACCAATAAAGTATCCTGTCCGTTCAACGGGGTCTGCCAACGCAAACCCAACAAGGTCTCCTTTAGGATGGTACCATTCTAACTGTTGCGTCTCAAGATCACAAACAAAATACTCCAATTTCCCATCTCGGTAATATTCCAGAAGCCTACGGGTGTAGTCTTCAAATTCTTCTACTGTGAACTCTTTTATGCCCAACGAATCGGCAAAAGGATCACGAGAAATCTCTTCCATTATTTCTTCCCGAGTTGCCCCAGCTTTTTCTTCGAGTATCTGAGTCTGTTTTACCCCCGAACGGCCTCTACTAAGTCTCCGTTTGCGAGCTTTGTTGGAAGAAGACATCACTTTATATAGCGAATACCGTTCATCGTGTATATAATGCTCTGATAATTTATCCTCTTCTTCAACAATGGTCTCCTCTATCTTTATTTGTGAGACTTCACTGAGTTCCTTAAAAATATCTTTCTTTTCTTCTACAGGCATAACCTAAATTAATTAAATGTTACCAATACTTTCACCAATCTCGGTGGTTCCGTCTTTCTTAACAAAGACAACTTCATCTTCCACGTGTTCCCCAAGGTTAGGTAAGTGAGAGATGACATAAATACAAGTTCCTTCTTCAGATTTTGTGTGGATAACATCCATCACGGCCTTCACCCCTTCGGAATCAAGGCCTTCAAAGACTTCATCCAACACCAACAAGTTTGTTGTGACTGAACTAATGGAAAGGATTAGATCAAAGATAGCTAACTGGATACAGATGTCTATTCTTCGTTTCTCCCCACCTGAACAATCTTCGTATGTCTTTTCAAAGTTCATTGTAGTTGACACAGGGATATCAATTTTACTAACATTCCCTTCCTCGTCAATACCTGGATCAAGTTGAACATACATGTCACTGAAAAAGTGCTTAGAATAAAAATCGAGACGTTGATTAATATACCCAATATCTTTAGAAATAATATGGGCACGAATTCCTTTAGGACTAAATATCTTATCAAGGTTCTCGTAAACAGGAAGTTTTTCTTCGAGGTCTTTTTTGTCTTCTATAGCTTGTTCTTTTTCCTCAATAACCTCTTTACGGTTTCCAGCTATATTGGTCACATCTTTCTTCTTAACATCTATTTTAGTAGTAAGTGAAGATAATAGCTCCTTGTGTTTTTCTAACTCCTCCATCTTCTTTTTATATTTATCCAGCACTGCGACCCGTTCTTCCTCTTTACTCTTCTTCAAAGATGCTAACCTATCCTTTTCCTTCTTGAACTCTTCGGCTTTACTGCTTAATTCCTTATTTTGTTCTCTAAGGTGTTCTATCTCTCCCTTTTTCTCCTCAATAAGACCCCGTACTTGAGATAACTCATCCTCATCAATCCCAAGCTCAATTATTTCTTGTTTAATTTGGTCGGCCTTATCTTTTGTGCTTTTTATTTGACCTTCAAACTGATTAGTTTCCCGTTCCTTTTGAGAAATATCTTTCTTTAATTCATTTATTGTCTCGTTCACCTTTTCAATCTGATCCTTTATACCCTCAGATTTTTCGAGGGTTTCACTCAACTGGGAAGAGATATCTTCTCTCTTTTCTTTTAACTCTTCCAGTGCATCTTCGTGATCTTTTTGGAGTTTAACCTGTTGGTCATATTTCTCCCTCATTTTTTCTTCTGACTTCTCCTCAGGGATGTGCCCACAGGTTGGGCACTCCTCTACGTCGTGGTCTTCTTCAAAATAGTGCTCATAAAATTCAATTTTTTCCTTTGAAGAGTCCCTTTGATTATTAACTTGGGATATTTTGTTCTCCAAATTATTGAGCGTGTCGTTCAGGTATTTACCTTTTTTAGCCACGGACTCCAAGCCCCCTTTTAATTCCGCAACCTTTTCTTCTGATTCTTGGACCGCTTCCTTATCGTCCGCTATTCCAAGTTCTGCTTTTAAATCTTTTAAGTCCCCTTCCAATTTCTCTTGCTCAGCCTTCAACTCATCCAGTTTTAGGACATCTTGGTACTTGTCTATCTCATTACGCTTCGTCTCGATCTGCTGGGGGATACTCAACAACTCTTTGTTGGTTGAACTGAGGCTTTCATCAGCCTCGTTACGTTCGTCGCTTAGATCGGCAATTTCAGACTCTAACGCATCAACTTGTTCCGCTAATGATTCCACTTCCTTTTTCAACTCTACGGTGTCAGAAGACTCTTCCGTTGTGGACTTCTGTTCCATGAGTTCTCGGAGTTCATCCTTTAAATCCCGTAGTTGTTCTTGGTAGGACTCTGCGACTTCTCCCTTCTTTGCAACTTGTAATTTACATTCACTTATTTGCTCTTTTATTTCCTTGAGCTTAATCTTGTTCAGTTCCCGAGACTTATCCCATACTTTGTTGTTCCGTATGTCTTCAATGGTCTCTTTACGCTGGAAATCTGTCAAGGCTGTGAACCGACTATTCAGGCCCTGCGCTATAATAAAAGAACTGGTAAACAGGTCGAACGGAACCTGTATAATATCATCAATAGTTGCTTGGTTTTTGGATGGTGGGTGGATTGTTTTATCCTGCTCGTTGATGTATACTTTAATCCCATCACCTTCGTCGTCGTGCTTCCTGTACCGCTCAATTCGATATTGAATATCATTTATGGAAAAGTATAGCTTCACATAACAATTTTTGTTAACCACTCGATTGACCACAGCATCCGCTGTCTTACCATTCGGTGTTTTACCGTAAAGGCACCAAGTGATAGCATCAAAAAAGGAACTTTTACCCGACCCATTGGACTTAGACTTTTCCTCATCTAAATTTAATCCCTTCACAGCGTGTATACCATCCGTGAATATAAAATTTTCAATCAGTCCAATGGAATTAAAGTTTTTTATGTCGACTCGTTCGAACGTAATCATATTATATGTTGTCCTCAGCTTCTTTTATAATTTCAAGGCCTTTCTTCTCGACCTGTTTCTCCAGATTTTCATCTTCAAAGGCAACAGTGCCTAAGTATTCTTGATAAATACCCGTGTTGTCCTCATCTTTACTCTTGAAATCGACACTGGTAATTGGTCGAAACTTGTCAGGACTAATTTGTTTGAGTTGAAACCCCTTGAACCTCTTAAAATTAGGTATCAGTTCCTCTTTATCGAACTCCTTGGGCTTGTAGTAAAACATCACGTAAGAGTTCGAATCTATTTCTTCCAATTTATCAAGGTTATTTTCCACCCGAACAATTTTAGGGCTTATTTTGTTTTCGATAAACTCGAGGTCTTTGCTTTCCGTATCCAAAATATAAATTCCTCTGGCCATTTCTTCCGTGGCGTACTCAGTCACCGTAAACTGCTGGACAGAACCAGATAAAAACACATTAGGCTCAGGTTCCTGTGGTATGTGGTGGTGCCCATTAAATGCATAATGAAATAAATTGGACAACCATTCAGGTGGTATCGAGTTCTGATTGTTAGAGTAGTGTTCTTTTTCTTCTCCACTCCCTAAGTCAACCGAAACGGTGTTCAATGCACCCCCAACTTCCGCATGGCCAAAGAAATACAGGTTATCATACGTATCTAATCCCCCTGCATCCTCAATAATGGTCTCAATTTTCTTAATAGCCCAACTATACTCCCAAAGATACGGGCAAAAAATGATCAAAGACTTACCATCATCCGCTTCCATAAAATCAATCTGTCGAATAACCTTACTGTTGGGGAGTTCGTCTAACCAATCAATAGAAGTTACCTTGGTGTCACGACTGATATAATCGTGGTTCCCTAAAAGTGTCAAATGCATCTTTGAAGCCTTCACTACCCGAGCCGTTCCACGAGATGCAGCCGATACTTCCATCCCATGCATAACGACTTGTGGCTTAAATATGTCGCCCCCATTGACTACAAGATCAGGGTCATACTCTTTCACCTTTTTAGTAATCCATTGATGTAGTTCCAGTGTCTCATCCAATCGGGTTGTATACCCACTGGACGAAGGGCGACTAAAGGCCCCTGATAATCCAAAATGGGTGTCTGTATACCAAAGTATTTTCATAACTATCTGAGTACTTTAAATGTTTGTCGGCCAAGTATACTTGCGAACCGTGAAAGTTCATACTTCTTTATAAATAGTTCGGCCTTTTCTTTGTTGAAGGAAACGTCTCTCCTCATTTCCTCTTCTATCAGTTTGTCTACTTCATCCGTAAATGGAATTTTACTAAAGTCTACCAACTTAATATTCGTTCTAAGCTGTTTAATTTTCTCATCCTCAGCCAACCCCTTGTAGGTCTTTGCGGACTGTTGCTTTGCCCATTCTTTGACGGCCTTGGGGGTATATTCATCAATAGCCTCAATCATTTTCATGGAGCTCCCTTCTCCAAACCTATATTGAACTTGGGGTATATTGTCGTGGCCCCCAAGAACACTAAGGTGCAACACCATTGCTTCAGGTGGAAGTCCTGTATGGTCAACAAAATTCTTTTCCGTGATGAGTTCGTCTTTCATTGGGCGATAGACAGGTATTCCAGGATCATTTACTAACTGGAGCCAATCCCCATCCCCACTCACTGCAATGGTTTCTTGCCCCTTTGCCAACAGCTTTTTGGATATGAGATACGAGATGTCATCCGCTTCATGATTTTTAACTGAGACCACCCTTATCCCTAAATCAGGGAGGTGTTTCTCTAATGCATAACGGCCCCTCTCATACTGTTCGTTGTAACTGAATTCTTCACCCTCTGGAACGGAATACCACTTGTCAATATCTTCTTGGTCTTTCTTTTTGTAGTCTTCATATACCTCCCGTCTCCAGTTTCCACGCCCCTTACCTAACAAAAAGAACACTTGGTCGATTGGTTTGTCAAATTTATTGGTGACTAAATTCTTTAGGATGTTCATCACCCCAAATATAACCCCTGTTGGGTAACCTGTTTTTGTTCTTAGTCCCCGAAGATTAGGTAAGTGAAGATTTCGGTGGACTGCATGATCCCCATCGATAACTAAGGAAATTCCCATTAAAAGTTCAGTTTAAAGTTGGCTTTGGGGTTATGACCGTTAAAACAGGAACGCAACTTTCATAAAAAAGAAAATCCCCCAACCCAAAGGGAAGGAGGATTTCTCGTCGATTGATCACATTCATTCGGAGGAAGTGATCTCATTACTTGGAAATAAAATTTACGGTTTATTCTTCAGAATTAAAATGTTTTTCTAAAAACTTATTCCTTTGGGCGAGTGTAAAGTCATTCTCTTCAATTTCTTTCCGTTTGGACAGAACAAAGTCCAAGCAATCATCTATTGCAATGAACCGATCTTTCTGTTTGGACATGTAGAACTTGAACTCTCGAGCATAAACATCCCACTTCTCCTCCAATGGGGGCTTAGCTCCGACTTCTTTAGCAAGGTCTGCAAGATAATTATAGAACCGCTTGCGTATCACAGGGGAAGTTTGGGCTATATGTGAAGCAGCCGTAAACTCTAATCCCTTCTTGAGTCGTTCGTTGTTCTTTACCTCTTGTGTGAACTTAGGGACCCCATGGGCTTTAATTTCATCGTCCCCCACATAGGCCGTAATCCATCCGTTGCCTGTCACATCTACTAATTTGTGATCTACCACATAGTGAACAATTGATGATAACGGGTCGTAACCTGAAGCGAAGTATAAATCCACTTTAAATGTTTTACCATCCGTGGGTGCTTGTTTACACTTTATTATCTTCACCTCTACAGTGAACCCAACTACTTGTGAGTCTTCGTTTATGATCGCATTCTTACGACTCACAAAAACTCTTGCAGACGTATGGTGCCGTATTCCTCGGCCTCCTGGAGAAACTAACTGTTTGCCATATCCCCCTGTCTTCTCGTAAACTTGGTTCACTAACACAATAAAAGAATTAGAATCAGGTAACACTTTGGTAACCGAACGGAGCCACTCTCGTATGAGCCTTGGTTTCTCTGCGTGGCCACCACCCCATTTATCTCCTTCTCCCTCGGCATGTTCTACCTCAGTGGAAGTGGGTGCTGCCGCAATAGTATCCCAAAATATTCCAACGGGAAATCGTTCTTTGTTCTTCTGTTGGCTCTTTTTAATCTTGGAAAGATACTGCCCAATAGTCTTGAACGCATCTTCTACGTGCTCTGGGATAAACGTAATAATGTTATTCGGGTCAGCCCCAATGAGATGTGCCCGTTCTTTGTCTAAAGCAGATTCACTCTCCGCAAGGATAGTGACTCCATCCCAATCTTGTTCAAGGCTTGCCATCCAATGGTAAGACAATGTAGATTTACCATGTGACTCTTCACCAAATAACTCATAAACTCTTCCAGGATAAAGGCCTCCACCCATATAGAAATCCAAAATTGGTATTCCAGTGGACACCGCATCTTTCAAGTCTAAGTCATACCCAAGGTCATCAGAGGCCAAGTGAGACTTAGCTTCTGATGATTTGGATTTGTTGACTGAGCTAATCAGTTCATTGACGAACTTTTTCCTACCCATTATTCTCCTGCTATAGCTTCTTGTGCTTTTTCACATTCGAAGTCAAAGACACAAACCATACACTTGTGGGAGTCCTGATCATAAACATCAGAATTACCAAAGCAAGATGGAGCTCCTTCTGGGCGATCTACACCGTCTGGTAGTTCTACCTTCAAGTCCGCTGGTTGCCCATCGTCCTCATCGTCTTCGTCTTCATTTTTGATGTCATCAATAGTTTCATCGACATCCTCTTTTGTTTCCTTCTTCGGCTTTGGTGGAGATTTTGGCTTAGAAGGTTTTGGTGGGGGCTTCGGCTTAGAAGGCTTCTCCTCTTTTTCCTCTTCAGGTTCTTCTTCCGTATCTCCTTTTGGATCGAGGTCTTTTAGTTCAGCCACTTTATCTTCCCCAATATGGGTTTCTGCGACACCTAAAACCGTTGTTCGGTCTTCGACTTCGTCTTTCCCACGGATAAAGGCAAAGATTTTTGCTTCCGCATCATCTTCTTCCGTTAATTCACGGATTTTATCCTTAGCTTCCCGTGCTAATAGATCGCTGGAATACTTATCAAAGGTAATCCCCCCTGATTGTTCCGCTTTCTTTTCAGGTTTGGGTGGGCTCTTTGGTTTAGAAGGCTTCTCAGGCTTCGCAGGTTGGTCCCCAGAAGATTTAGTTTCTGGTTTCGGGGGTTTACTTGGTGTTTTTGGTTTGGATGGCTTAGGAGCCGATTTCTCGGTCTCCTTTGCCTCTTCCGTATCCAAAACACTATCATCCCCAGTGACTAAGTTCTGCTTACCTAAAGAAACAGTTGTTTCACCGCTGGATATCATTCGGAGCTTGGCCATTACAACCTGATAATTGGCTTCGGCCTTTGCCCGAGCAACTCCTGCGTCAGTAAGCTCTTCTCGTATTTGGTCTAATTTTTGTTCTGAAATACTCATAATAAGTTATGAATTTAGTTGTTCAGTGGAAGGAATCCCCCACTCTTTTGCGGTTACCCAACCTGAAGATTGGTCATGTGGCATGACAAACACTTCTTCATGGTCGGCTCCATCAACAATAGCTGACTTCACATCACCAACGGTCCCTTCTTTGGGGTCTTCTTCAACATCCAGTGTATACCAAACTTTGATGTCGTCTTCCGCAGACGGTGCTGGTGGCTTTTTAGGAGCACTTGGTTTAGATGGGGTCGTTCCCGCAACCTCTTCGGCCTCTTGTCCTGGAGAGGATAGAGACTCCTGTGCCCTGCTGATTCGTTTACCCAACATTTTATCAAGACGGTTTGCTCCTGCCTTGATTTTCTCGAACTGTTGGTCATCAGGCTTAGACCAAATACTACTGAGATCAGCCATCTCGTCAAGTATTTTTGCAAGCTCCTCTTCCGAGTCTGCAATTGAAGTGGCATTCGGTACAATCTTGCGATCGTATCGAGTATTGCCATTTACGTTCTTACGGGTGATCTTAATATTGAACCCATTTTCAGGGTCGGTAATGTCACCCACATCAGGATCAGCAATCTGCTGGTATACCCAATCGTACGTTGTCGTTGGGTGATTGAAAATAACAACATCTCCTGGACTAAGGTCATCGTCTGATTCCCAAAATTCTTTCGGAGCATCAAACAGGATAGCGTTCATATACGCTTTGTTGCGTACTTCATACTTGCCAACATCCATTCCAGCATCACGGAACTTCCGCAACACTTCACAAATTGGACAGTCGGCTCCCATATCAGGGTGTGTCCGTTCAATGCAAGTATGCTTCTCTACGTTCCCACTTTCTTCAGAGGGGATTGAGTAATGCTTACCAACCACAAGGCCAATAAGTCCTTTCTCATCCCATGGTGGGAGAATTCTTAGTTTATATTCACCAAACTTATGGGTGTAGAACCACTTAAAGTCGCTCCCACCACCATAATTGGAAGTTGGGTTTGAAGCAACCTCCTTGGCTTTGTTCATATCGGGTTTATATCTTTTAACTGCCATGATCTTAAATCACTTATTTTGTTAATAATTGTCTGAGCATCTGAACTCAGTTTATATGACCGTTACTTCGAAAGATAAACTTTCAATCAGTCAATTTTTTCTCAATCTGTTTAAAGAAATGGGTTTCTTTTGGTTTGACATTATGCACTCGGCAAGCCTCTTCAAAATAGCCGTACCATACTTCAAAAGATGCAATAAGTTCACCTCCCAACAACCCATGTTTCTTAGCTAAATAAAGAAGCGTGGCCCCAGCATAAACATTTAGTGTTCCTTCTCGGGGGATGTTTTCCATGAACTCTTGTATGAACTCACCTAATTCCTTATCTGTGAGGGATTCCCCATCAGATTTCTTATTACTGAAATGAAGCACAGCATCAGTCCAATATCCCAACGTATTATCCATTTCAGATAAAGCAGACACCTCAAAAGGAAAATGATGTTCAGGTAAGAACGGAGCAATAATACCATTGTTGTCCAGTATCCCTTCCATTCGCTCATAGTGTCTGGAATAAATGTGGAAGGACATACTGTTGTGAACATAAGACCCAACCTCAATATCAAGGTTGTACTCGTTGTTCAAAATACTAACAAGCACTTCTTGCAGAACCGTAAACTCAAAAAAGTTTATTCCACTGAATCCCCAAATAGCGTCATTCGAACGGTTGTGGATAGACATGTGGAGCTTTCCATTACGTATGAGGAAATGAAGGGCTACATTACATACGACATCAATTCCTGGATAATGATCTACGGGTGGATAGGTTAGTACAACAAAGGCCCTGCGAGTCTCAGGTGAAAGAGCTAATTTCTCAACCACCTGTTCCAATTGGTCTACCTCGTCGGCAAACTCATCTCGTTTGACCAAAACCTGTTGCTCAGCTGGGTATGCACGAAGTCGTTTCCCATACGCACTACGCCATGTTTTCCCACCATCATCACTGAATTGTTCCGCACGGGGTAGGAACATACTTAAAACAGACAACTTATATGACCCTGAAAGAACCCAAAGTGTTTCCCCAATCTGGCTAAAGACATTGTGCTTACGGCCTTCGAGTCTGATGTATCGGTCACGGGGTTCCGTGATAACAAACCGAGTATTCATTGCTTCTTTGGTAGTGCCATCTCGTGAGGGTTGTTCCTCTTGCCGTTTCAATACCCATAAAACTTTGTAGAGAGCCTCGCTAACCCCTGTAGCATAAATTTGTGGGAACAAGGAACGATCTTCGTCATAGTTTAGTAAATCCATATGTTCGTTGCTTTGATTAATCTTTCTGTGGATGTCTGAAAATTCTTCTCTTTCCTTCACCATCTTTTAGTCTTAAATATTTGCGATATTCACAAAGAGAATGTTCAATATTTCGTAATGAAAGGTATTGACCGTTGTCCCCACTACCCCAACTTACATTTTCCCAAGATTTTCCTGTTTCCTCTTCCAGAATCGAAAACAAAGAAGGTTGTATATCTCTAAGGATATCCATTGTATCTTCTGCTTGCGTCGGGGTCACTTTGTCGACTCCAAATATCAACCGAATTCCCCAATCGGCTCCTGGACCAGCGTTGGCAAAGTCATTATCAGACCACGGAAACTCCGTAAGATACGTAAGGTCGGTCCAAATTTCGTATGCAAGGAACGAGCCAATCATCTTTTGGCTCTTGATGTGTTTCCAAGATTTCTTTGGGCTCTCAGCCGAAAATATCTTATCAACATATTCCTCCATTTTAGTTGTGAGGTCTTGAAGCATATGCAAAATCTGAATATGTTTATCTCCCCAGCGGTAACTCTTATCGAACGGATGTTGGGTAGTCATATACGCATCACTAAATATTTTATGCGTTTCTTTGGCAGCATCTAAGTTCTCTTCATAAAGAATAAAGTCAAAATGTTCAGTTGAAAAGAAGGCCCCTAATGACCGTTCAAAGAAGTCTACCTTGTTAAAAAATCGGTACCCAATAATATTTAGTACCGTATCATACATACTGAGTTCCTCGTTGTATATCACCGTGTTCAGCAAGTATTCGGTTCCTTTGTCCAGCCTCCTATAAACATTACAAAATTTATATTCCTGGAGAACTTCATCCTCTGTCCAAGGGAACTCTTGGTTCTCAACAAAGCGGTTATGCCAAATTTCTTGCCGATCATATATAAATTCAAAAAATCCCAAAAGGCTTTCTTTGTGGGATTGGATAAGGTTGTCAGGAGAAGTGTCGTTTATTGCTTGAATATCCATAGTTAAAAAATAAAAGGGAGGCCATAGACCCCCCTTGTTAGAAATTTAGTTTAGGTTCAGGTCGACTTCGAATTCCTTTCGGAGGAAGTTGAACCCTCGCATCATGAACTTCTGGCTTCCGCCATCCATGATTGATTCGAGGTGCCCGTTCTCACGGTTTGGGAACGACTTCTTGTGGTTCGCATAGTGCGTAACCCCATTAAAGAGGCCCCATCCGTTTGCTCCTTTCTCCGCAATCTGAGATTCCACGGGTTCCGTGAACTCAACTATTTGGTTCTCTCGTCGGGTAGACATCTCATCGTGCTTTGCCCAGTATTTGTCCATCTTGAAGACTTCATCCGTCAGAGCACTAATCATCTTAGCGTCGACCTCTTTATCCGCAAACTTCATAAACGCTGCATAAAGATTGTCTTCCTTCAGCAGGATCGCTCCAATCTTCTCACTCAGCATCTGAGCCTGTTCATGGATGGATTGCGTATGACGAACGCTAAACTTGGACTTTTTCAGCATATAGTTGAACTGATTCTGGCAAGAGATGACTCGGTTGCACAAACCAAATCGAAGCGAAGAAGAACCGTCATGTGCAGTATACGCAAACAGGTATTTTTCGACTTCGTCATCATTGATCCTGATACTCTCAGGCATCTCCAGCTGAAAATAAACACTTCGACCCCCTTTAAAAGCACCTGCCCGATCTAACGTAAGATCATGCGTCTTACTGGCGTCATGGATAAGCTGAAGGATTTCTCCGTTCTGTTTTGGTTCGTATCGAGAAGATACGGTACCTAATGGAGCTTCGGTGTCTTCACGAACGGTGGCAAAGAAAGGAGTTGCCCCGTCTGATTCTTCTGATTCAAAAAATAACGGTTTCTTAATGACATTCCAGTCAAGGCCGAATTCTTTGAGTTCTTCTATTACTTTAGGGTTGGTAGATTGTTCTTGAGATTTCATATTTCCTCCGATTATTGTGATTAATTAAACCAACTGGTTCAAAGTTACTCGGACTTTCTAAGAAAAACAAACTTAGAGCTTCTCATTACAAAGATTTTAGGCAATCTGAGCAATTTAACCATTCTGAATAAGTGATCTGGAATGGAAGTGAAGGTCTAAGCTCCACGGTCGTGAGCGTGCTCGCCCCCAAGGCGAAGCTCGCGCACACGCAATAAAGGAATTTTAATTCCAAGTTCTTGAAGGTTATTGTAATAGATTGTAATCATAGGTTAATTGGGTTTGTAGATAGAGAAGAGCAGAATGCGATTAGAGAGAGGCTCATGATGAGGAACCAACGGGTGACTATAGTCACCACAATGGTGACCGTGACCCAAATAGTTCTACTTGCAGAAAAACGAACTTTTTTTAAATGTCCGCTGGAATCGAATAGACCCAATACTTTTCCAATTTTCGTTGCCGTTCGTATACCCCATTTCCTTCCCGACTACCCCCTTCATTCGTATTGCCTTCTATTGTTGCTATGATCTTTTCGCCAGTCTGACTGAGGGACTTCATCGGGTTCACAAAAAAGACATGACCATATCCTTGTTCATTCAAATAGCCTCCGATATAAATTCTATCTTTTTTGAAGTCGTCTTTAGATTTTAGCTCTAAGGCATCTTCGTGATCTTTAAGGTATTCATACCATTCTTTCACTCGAGGCGATTCAAACGGAAAGCTATACGCTGCATATAGGCAATAACTAATAAAGATGGCACACCACGGGGGGCCTGCTTTATTATCTTCGGGCTCCCACCATTCCCAGACACTTTTAATCATCACATCAATAATCTCACTTCGATTATCAGGTGTCCCATCCATATCCACATCCTCTTCTCGAATACTTTTAAAGAGTTCTGCAAATTTTAGGTGCTTCATGTCCTGTATCTCAAATTGGAATATCGTATTCCAAATAGTTTCCGTCATTCGGCCTGTTTGCGGAATGGACATTTTCTTCTGCCATGCTTTGAGGCCCTTGGCCGTATTGGGACCAAATATACCGTCGGTAGTCAGCCCGAGCCCATATTGCAGGACTCGAACTGTTTTACCACGGCTACCATTTTTAAGTGGAAACATTATTTTTTAGATTTTTTAGATGATTTTTTCTCTTCAGGTTCTTCTTCTGGTTCGACTTCGTCTTCCACCAAATCGTTTTTAACCATTGGGTAAATCATTTGCCGTTCATTTGGGGATACCTCTGAGGGAATTTCGGATTCCAGGATCATATCGAAGTCACACTTACAAAGTGGTTTGTCAAATATTTTGTTGGCCTCTTTTTTGTTGGCATCAACTTTGTCCAACACCTCTTTATATTTTTTATCCACTTTCTTTTTCTCAGTCTCAAAGATTTCCAAATTACCTGACAATTGAATTTTTTCTACTGTTGCCAAGTTTTTATGGGAGCCTGTTATTTTGGATTTGTTTATGTTCTTCTCCTCCAGTTCTTCGATCTTTTTCTGGTACTCCTTATACTCTTTCATGTCTTCATCCGACAAAGAAGGTGTAACCCCCTTGACAACGGTGAGTTCATTTTTAATGATCTGGAGGTTTCTACCAAGTTTGGTGTTGAAGTCCGCATACTGCTCGCCTTTTAGGTCTCCAATCCCTGAGGTCTTTTGTACTTCCCCTGTCGGAGACATACGAAGGCCCTCAATAGAATTTTTCATATTGAAGAGTTCGTTCGCTGTGAACCGCTCCCGTTCACGCATCTTTTTCTGGAAATTTTTCTTCTCAGATTCATACTTTTCCAGCAGAGCATCAAGTTGTTCTTGTTCGGTTGGGTTTTTGTTTTCTTCAGTCATGGTATTATTTAGGTTTATTTTTTATGGACCATTCATTTTATAAAACGAGGTTCTTACTTTATTGGTAGATCATGTATATTGCGATACCTGCCACAATATGGAACACGATGTGTCCAAGTTTCTCCCATTTAGTTCCAAGAGAAAATTGTCTGGAAGCGTAAGAAACTCCAAACAACAGTATAGAAATTATATTCTGATCTATCAGGCAAGCCATCAAAAATATCAATGCAACCTTATACTGATCCCTAAAATTTTTGGCAAAGAGGAACCAAATTGGCACCAACAGTATGATTAGGTAATGGTTGGTTAGAAAGCCAACAGTTGCCAATCCTAAGGCGTACATACCTATATAATCCATCTTTATGGAGAGGTCTGTTCGGTTCCAGTGCATCCACCCACTTCTAACAGCTGATAGTAACCCTGCAAAAAAGGTGACCCAGTCTCCCGTCCATCCTACAAGAGGGAATATTAAATTGCTTACGACTAACCCTATTTTATATAATTTGTCCATTGTTCTAATTTTTATTTATAGTTATACTTTTGTCCACAGTTATACTTTTGTCCACTGAGTGGGGGGTTCCCATACGTTTCCATCTACATCAGACTCCCATGTGCTTCCGTTATGGGTTACTTGGTCCCCTGTGTTGTATGCATCCTGAGCCCCTAAAGGCTGGACCCATGCTTCTATAGTTCCACCACTTTGAGTATTTACTTCCCAAAGTGTGTTGGCTGTATCAGGATCCCATCCTGCTTGTGCGGTATGTGCACTTATACAAACATATTCTGTTCCGTTGTAGGCCACTACATCATCAACTACATAATCAGTTCCTATTGTCCATTCGTTTGAAGTAGATGGTTCCGTCGAATATATGGACCATTGTTCTGGGGGTTCCCAAACATTTGCGTCTACGTCAGATTGATAGAGCGTTCCGTTGTGGTCAACTATCCGACCAAATGGATAAGCATCGTGATCTCCCTGTGGCTGTTGCCAATCAGGATACCCAACCACACTCTCATCACCAAAATAAACAATGTCAGTAAATAGGGAGGCTGTATCTCTTGGGTTCCATCCCGCTTGTGATGTATGTGCCTGAACACATCTAAAAAATTTCTTCTTCTGAACTGTGTTCAATATGGGGTCTCCATTTCCGTCAACCTCTCCTGTATCTACTTGTTCTTCCCATTCGTAATAGAATATATCATCAACAACATAATCTTTTCCAATTTTCCATTGTTTCACATGGTCTCTGAATATGTACGATACTTCGGATGTTTCGGGGTCTTGTTGTTTTAAAGCTGTTGATGCTTTTTCTTTTTCTCTTGAGAGGAGCATGTTGTCTATTTCTTCAAGATTTAGACTCTCCCACACCCAAGTCTTAACCATATCATCAGTGATGTTTTCTAATGCAATAAAATTTCCTGCATCAGGCTCGGGGAGAGTCACAGATTTCCAAAAATTCTCCCCAAGTACATTAACAGAGACTTCTACTTTGTCAATAATACTGTCAAGAGTTTCGTTTTCTTTTACTCGTAATTTGTTTATTTCTATTGTATACATAATTATTTATACTTTATTTGAGTTCCTGTTATCTTTATCTCCATAATGACTTCCACCACCACCCGATTGGCCCGAGCCTTTATCTTCCGGAGCGGTGGTTTTGGTTCGTTTGATGTACACACACACTCCAACAAATAGCAGGGCTGTGACCGCGATAAAGATGTATGTAGTAAGTTCCATTGGTATGCTCGTTTAATTGATGGTTATATATTATTACTATCCATCCAACTTGAAGCGACTCCGCCATCCAGCGCCTGGATTCGGTATTTTATAATGCTTGAATCACTTGTTATGTGTGTATATCCGGTATTGCTTCCGCTCAGGCCGGTGACAACAACATTAAAAACAGAGCCATCATAAGACTGGATGTTATAGGAATCCGGCTGACCACTGTCAGGATGGTTCCAGCTTAGTTGCACATAAAAAGGTCGGTTATCAACGGCACTAAAGTTCTCAGGAAAGGTCGTGGCCGCCTGAATATCAATATCTACAATGAGATCAGCCGAAGTCACGACATCACTAATAATCGTATTGCTATAGAAGCTGGTGGTGTGGTAGGCCTTAAACCGTACCTGCTCGCCATCGGCGTAGGTTCGGGTGGTGGAGTTACTGGAAGTACTTACAGAGACCTCCGCGCCATCATCTACCCAGCTGCTGCCGTTCCAGGTTTGCCACTGGATGTGCGTGGTGCCGCTTTCCTGGTTGGTCCAGCTGGCAGTCAGGGAGCCAGAGGTGGCTACCGGCTGGGTTAGGTGCAAATTGGTGGGCTCGGCCACATCCCGGGTGATCAGCTCGGCCGCACTCCAGCTTGAGGCACCGTATGGGGATTCGGCATCGGCCCGGATTCGGACTTCTACCGACGACTCACTACCCGTTAGCAGGTTTTGAAAGGCCCATGTGGCTGATTTAGGATTGGTTGCAGTGTCCCAGTTGCTGCTATTAATAAGACTGCCTGCGTTCTGCCAGGTACCGCCATCTATGCGGTACTGCGCTGAGAATGTGCTGGGATCAGCCCCGTAATTCCAGGTCACGGTAAAGTTGATAGCATATTCGTCCGTTACCGTGGCCTTGGTGATGGATGGCGTGGTGAATACCAGTGGCCCCGAGGAGGTGGCCGTGGGATACAGCTGCTGGAAAGGTTCCTGTAATTCATCCCCAGCCACGTTGTTGAAGTAGTTCCAGTACAGGATACGCACGGCGTAGGTCGTGTTTTCATTCGGCACATCGATGCCGGTGATGGACTTGGCCCCTGTGCTTGAAAAGACCTGGGATGTACCTGCATCTTGCCAGCCCGTGGGCTGGAGGTCGTCCCATTCCGCACTGACCTGCACCTGCACATTTGTTCTATTCCACGTGAATCCCGAAGGATTGTTAATTTGGTCTATAGTGAAACTTACATCTATCTTGCCTCCCAATGCGCTTGATTGTGAAGTCGACAAGCTACTTATAACAGGTTTACCATAACCCTTAAAGTCACTTCGATTATGCTTAGTACTATCTTGAAAGATATGAGTATACATATCCTTCAGAGAGCCTTGAGTTACATACGCATTGAGGGTAGCGGTTCCAAACTCTGCCTTTATTTCGCTTCTATGTGGATTCCTTGATGTTGGTAAGGCCATTATGCTACACCTCCAAGTTGAGTTACTTGTTCTCTAAGTTGTTTTACTTCTTCCTCAAGTCTTTCAACCTTAGTATCTACCTTTCCAACTCCTGCAAGAGCGATAGAAGCTACTGAGTAACCTGAAAGAGTGTATATCTCTCCAAACTCATCATCATCCATAGTTCCTACAACCCTATTATCTGCTTTCATTAAGTCCTGAGCAAATAACCCAAATTGTTTTAATCCTCTCTTATCGTAGTAGTGTAAACGAGCGTTTCTTGCAAAGTTGAGTGGGTCTACATCACTGTCAATTATTTCTTTGATTCTTCTATCAGAGAGGTCTTGATGGTCATTAGCATGTGATATTCCTGTCGATGCGTCAAGGAGAATGCTTGAATTTATATCCAAGTCTCCATTGAATAGAGAATCACCTGTTACATCTAACCCACCACTTGATACTGTTAGGGTGTCTGAGAATGTTCCTGAGCCAAAACTTACGTTATCTCCTGATGAATAATATCCTGCATTATTAGATAGTTGGGATACGTTTGTGAGGCT